CTAGATCCTTGTTTCTTGCAGGTAGTTGCTGAAGATTCGGATTTGAGTAAGAAAACCTTCCTGTAACTGTACCACCTTGATCAGATCTAATTTGATTTATATCTGCATGTATTCGGCCTTTGTTTTCGTACCTTATAATCGTATCAATAAATGTCGTATGAGCCTTGTTTATTTCTCTAGCTTTTGCTATTTTCTGTACTAACGGATTATTATGTTCTTGTAAAAAGTTTTTAGTAAAGGAGGGAGATTGTGATTTTTCAGTTCTTTCATAAGGCAAAGCAAGTTTGTCAAAAACTTTGGCTATCGATCTTGCTGCCCATATTTGCACATCTATACCTGTTTCTGCTTTTACTTGGTGCATTAATTGCTCTTCTTGTGTACATAGTTGTTCTTTCAATTTATGAGCTCGTTCGATATCGACACGAACCCCTTTAAATTTCATATCAACTAAACAAGGGAAAAGATCTGTCTCAAGATTAAATATAGATTCTATATCTTGATGTATAATTTCTTTTTTAAATGCTTGCCATAATTCTAAAGTTAACTCTGCATCTTTTTCTGCATAAGCTCCAACGTGCATTGCCGGTAGTTGCCACATATCTGCTTTTGGATCTAGTCCTCTAGACTTAGCCTCTTGATTTAAAGCTTGTTCATTTTTACCATGTCCTAAGTAATCCCAAGAAACAGAGTTTAAAGAATATTGAAATCTATTTTCATCTACTAAGGAAGCTGCAATCATTGTATCAACAACCAAACCATTTATTTTAATACCCATAGCTTTAATCCAACATACATCGTACATTGCATTGTGAAATATTTTTATAGCATTTGTTGCCATTATATCTTTGAACCATTCTAAAGTTTTCTTTCGATCCATATTAGGTCCTGAGCCGTGAGCAATTGGAAAATAAAACTTTCTTCCAGGTACAGCTACAGCTATACCTACAACTTCACCATTACCAATAACTGCTCCAGATCCTTTCTTTTTAAGATCAGGATCTCTTGTTTCTAAGTCGACTGCTATTTCTTCATATTGACGTAAATCAGGATATTCTTCAGGTTCAATCCATTCAGTCTGTGCTGTAAATAAAGGTACTCTCATTTCTTCTTCCTTTTCATATCTTTTAATTTCTTAATTTCTAATTCGCAATAATGTATTATCTTTTCTAGATCTTCTATACCATTTTTTGTAAGATATCTACACACATATTTTATAACGTTCCCTTGGAAGAACGAAAGATTATTTTTTGAAATAAATTCATAAGGTTGAATGTGAAAATTTTTGTAATGTTTTCCTCCTATTTGCTTTTCTTGTGGTTCTAGATCTTTGAATATACTACTATCCGTCATAGTTGATAACCGTACCTTTCTTTTGCTGGTTTTAAGACATATAGATTATGTTTAGATCGAGTTGCTCCTACATACCAAACTCTATGCTCCTCATCCTCTTTGTCTTGATTTAACTCTACTGAGTCTCTTATTTTTTTGGTATTATCTAAAACTAAAATAACATTATCTTCTTCTCCACCTTTTGCTCCGTGAATGGTTGATACTTCTATTCTAGGTTCATCTGATAATTTTTCTTTGTTTCCTAACATTGTTCTTATGTAGAAACATTCTTCTTGATCTGCGTTAACAAAAACTTGATACCATATATCTTTTTTAGAATAACCAATATCTTCTATAGTAACATCTGATTTATTTTTTAATTCACTTTCAGGAAAATCTTTAGCTAGATAATCAAATACATCCTTACAATCAGATATTGTTATAGTATTACCTTTTGTAAGTTCTCCCCATTTTAATATACATTTATATAATTTTGCATCATAACTTTTTCCGTATTTTGTTTTATAATACATACTTTTTTCTCTAAGCTGTTTACAAATTTTATCTCTTCGATAAGTTGTTCTTGTTAAAATTAACCACCTATCTTTAGTTAGATCTAGATTATCTGTATCATAAATATATTCTACCTTACCTTCGTTTCCTTTTTTAGCTAAATAGTTTTTCTCTTTCCTTGTTTTAATTCTACTTAAGATAACATTTGAAAGATTCTGTACAGATAGAGGAACTCTTTCTGATTGATCTAATACTATTTCATCTGCAGGTTCATTTAAAAATCTTTTAACATCAGCACCCGCCCAAGCAAATATAGCTTGGTCATCGTCTCCTGCTAAAAATAAATGTTTACATTTTGTTTTTAAGATATCAAACATATTCCATTGGATAGGTGATAGATCTTGGGCTTCATCAATAAAAATATATTCTAATTCTTGACATTCGTTTTTCTTTTTAACAAACAAATCAATCATATCATTAAAGTCATATAAGGTATTATTTTTTTTAAAATTATTATAATTCAAATAAATATGTCCAAGTGTTTCATAATCTATTTCTCTACTCCATTCATTGGAGTTAAACTCTTCTTCTACTGAAATATTTTTTACTCTAGCTTTATTAATAAGTTTAAAGTATTCACTATTAAAACTTAAATAACCACTTTCATCTCCACCGTCAGTAACTCTTAAATTTAAATCTTTACCTATTTGTTCGTAATGTTCGGATTGCATTACTCTATCTTCGCTCATACCAATAGTTTGGAAGGCAAAAGAATGTAGTGTTCTAAAATTTTGTAAGTCATCTTTACTTAATAAATGAGATACTTCTTTATCTTCTAATAATCTTTCTTTAGCTTCCCTAGCTGCTTTCTTTGTAAACGCAAAGTAGCCTATTTTTTTGGGATCTATCTTTTCATTTAAAATAAAGTTTTTAACGTGATTTAATAAAGTTGTTGTTTTACCTGTACCTGGAGGACCAAAAATCTTTGTAATCATTAATATATATCCTCTTTAGATTTAAGAGGTATTATCTCACCTTTAGTTACACTTAGATCTCTAGATTGAATAGGTATCTTAACCACAGATACGGCAGGATATTTACTATCTTCGTTTCCATCTTTTTTAGGAAATCTTTTCTTAATAGCAAACTCTGCTTTAAATAAAGTTTGCATCATCTCTGCTGTTCTATCTCTTTTTTCTTTCCATTCTTTATTCTTCAATGAGTTATAAAAATTATTATAAGTAAAGAAAGCTTCATCACCATCAATTAAAGTTGCACCACTTTTAAATGCAGCATAGTTTTCTGCTTTAGGACCTTTAAGATAAGCAATTAAATATTCATCTAATAGTTCTTCAGGGGTAGTTCCTTTTGGTGGAGGTGTAATCAATTTAGGTGGAAACAAACCATCTAATATATCTTGAAAAGCATCTTGTTTTACTTTTGGAGGTACAATTCCTGCTGAGTTACCAATGATAGCTCTAAGTTCATCTTGAATAATAATTTGTTTTATAGTCTTTGCTCTAACTTCTTTTGTACTCTCACCTACAGTAACGTTAAAAGTATATTCAGGTTCTGGATAATTTATTTTTTGTAAACCAGTTAAAGGAGGAAACACTTTTCTTTTATCTGATAAGTATCCAAATCTTCTATGTTTGCATTCTGCCTTTACACAAACGGGTTGGATAGGATCTTCATTACAAGTATGTCCCTTCATCTCTCTTTTCCAAGAGGCTAGTTTCTTTTTAGTTTTTTCTTCTGTCCAATCTAAAATACCTTGCGCATTTGTTTGAAAATATTTAGTTGGAGCTGCTTTAACCATCTCTTCCCAATTATCTGGGTATTTCTTTTTAGCAAATACTGCGTAGTTATATAAAAATCTATCTCGGCCATCACTAAGTTTTTCTTTTGTTAGTATACCTAGACAAGGAGGACCATCAGAAAATTCTTCACTTCCCCCACTTAGTATTTCTTTCATATGAGTAATACCAAATTCTTCTAGTTCATCTGCTGTGTAAGTATTAGCATTAATGACTTGTACAAATTGATCAAAAGTAAAAGGGACTCCATCAAAATTAAAAGCTGTTCGTTCTGTTTTGTTGTAGTAAGGAATATTTATAAATTGTCCATCAATGTATTTATCATCAGAGTCTTTTCCAAGTTCTGTTTGTTTAGGATATATCTCTATGTTAGTTGGAAGTTTTAAAGCAAACAATAATTTCTCTAAAAAATTTCTTATAGTAGCAGCTTTGATAGGTTCTTTTAGAAATACATATAAATGCATTCCACCACTTTTAGATTTAATAGGGACTAAAGGTAGTTTGTATTTTTGAATAATATCTAAATATTTTTTAAAAGGAAAATCTTTATAGCTATGTTGTTTATCATCTATATCAATGGCACCAAATCTTGCCATACCTTGATCATCACACGGTTGAATACCTATAGAAGTAGATCCATTTAAATGTTCTAAGTAATCATTTTTTGTAATAGCTCTATGTACCCATTTATATACAGGTTTAGCTTTGCCTGTAGAAGGATCTATAGTTGTTTGCGATAGATCTGCTACACCAAAATTTCTTTGTAAGCCTGAAAAAGCTTTTATAAATATATCTTCCATAAATTAAATAGTATGGGCGACTTTCTTCGCCCATACCGATGTTAAAAAACTAGAAGTGTGTTCCTGTTTTATTTTCCGTTTTGTTAGCTTCGCCGTGTTTAACTTGAACGTCTCCTTTAGAAACGCTTTCAGAAAAACTTTTACCTTGTTGGTAAAGCGCAGCATCTTCAACTGCACCGACTTTACTAATTTCCCATCCAAACCAAGTTCCTTTATCATTAGACTGTTGAACAGTTCTTAATTGATAAATGTGGCTATAAGATGCCGGAGTAAATAGACCGTTTTTACCCTTCATTTTTATACTAGACACCATACTATTCCATTTTCTGCTTATCTTTAATTGAGTTGATTTCATTGAAATCAAAGCAGTTGATGGATTTTCTGAGTTAACTATTACAAAGTGACTTGCTGTCTTTTCTACATAGTTACCATTTGGTAATCTATCTTTATAAGAAGCATCTCTTTTAGTTTTAGTTAAGATGTCGCTTGAAGAAGGGTGTATTCCTACTGGAGCACCTGATCCTTCGCCTCTGTCTTGCCATTCAATGTATTCTAACTTGTAATGACAAGGCACCACTTGGATCCCTTTTTCACCATCAAACAACTCTCCTGTAACAGAGTTGAAAATCATTCCAGGTTCTGCACCTTTAATGTATTTCCCATCTCTCTTATTAACTTCTGGAGATAGTTGTCCTAGTATTTTAAGAAAAGGTAATGCAAGATCATCATGACCTAT